TATAGTTATACATCCAGAGTGTATTTAAATTTTCTGCTGCTGGAGCCAAAGAAGAACTGAAGTAAAAGTTCCCTCTGTTATCTCGTCGTGTTGAATCCCAACGTGCCTCAAGTACAGGGCGGTTAAAGTAGAACTCTGATGATCTAGAGAAGAATTTCTTCGTATAATAAGAAAACTTTGCACCTTCTGGGTTTGTAGAGGAAGATGCTTCATATGATGCTGAAAGGTGAACTCCAAATCCATAGTTTTCTTTTGTACCAAGAATCCATTGATCTACTAAAGTTGTAACATCTAGCTCCAAGTCTTCATCGCCTTTGTCGAAAGAAACAGCATAAAATGGAGAAGCATGATAATCACCACCTGCTGTTGTCCAACTAGTTGATCCTGCTCTGCGGACCCAATTAGATCCTATGTCATCGTAAGTTACGTCTGTATATCCTTCCATATCCAGTCCGTTTCCTTCTTCCCATGAAGCGGAAACAGCCAATACATCAAGCTTATAATTTTTTGGTAATGTATGTGGATGTCTAGCATTAAACATTTTTAAATAATATGAGACACCGGTAGTCGGTATAATCTCAGCAGAACGATCTGATATGATTTGATTGACTGGGAACTTAAGTATGATTCTAGCCAACTCTGTTGAAGTTGAGCTCTGTTGAGCATATATTGAGAAAGTCTCTAGAATGTCGGCCTGGCCCATATTGGAACCGGTTCCGCGAGTTGTTAAATTTTCTTGAAAAGCATTTGTGATAGTGTTATCAGCATCTGCGAAGTATCTTTTAATTGCCATTATTTTGCTATCCCTTTAATATCTTCATTTGGAAATTTAAGTTCCAATATTGAGTTGTTTGGTGTTTGATAGAAAGTTCCATCTTTCGAAATTATCTTGTCCATATCTAGAGTTATTGGAGAATATGCTCCACCAGTTTTGTTGTTGATTTTAACTTTTCTTACATCTAATACTCCGTCTATTCGGTTGAGTACCTCGTATGTTCTTGTTATATATAGAGGTTCTCCGATATAGAACTTATCCGAGTATAATTGTTTAACTTGATTAATACACTCTCTTAAAACAGCATCTTGGGAAAACTTCTTATCAACCATAACAGTAAACTCAACCCTAAAGTTAATAATTTTAGGATCGTATATTTCAATTTGATCGTTAAGAGAACGATATTGATTCAGCCAGTTTTTAATATTATTTTTTGTTATTAAATTTGTCTCTGATAGGTGCCCATTGTTGTTTTGCGAGATTAGATACAGCGAAAGCTTTCTATTAGACGAAGAAGGATCATTAATGATGTTGGCTCTTGTGACCGCTCCGTATTGTGGAGGCATATTGTATATTAATGACTCATAATCTTGTTTTGTAACTGCGCGGTTTTGAGTAGCAAAATACGACTTGGCTCTCTGTTTAAGTTCTTCAGTAGAAATATCAACATTGATAGAGGTAATTGGATTATCGTTATTAACTTCCAAAGAATTCTGAACAAAAATTCTTTGTGAATTTGTTAAAATTGTAACGTCTTCGAAGACGTATTCTTTTGCACCTACACTAGTAATTGAATTTGCTGCAACATTTGTAGTCTGTGGGGAATTTGAGCGATAAACAATACTTAATTGTGTATTGGAAGGTGATAAGCCAAGCTTATTTGTAGTAATTAATTTAGTTGGATCAAATGATTTAGAAGAAATATAATCTTTCCCTAGCATTTTAAGGGCCACGCGTGAAGGATCTGTTATTCCCCCATCGTCTGTATCTTCCGAGCCGAAACCAAATTGCAGGTATGTCCCAGTATCATCTTGTTCCAGCGTGAATCTTCTAGCAGTAGCAAATGGTTTTAATATAGAGCGCACACCGTCTGCTGCAGCGTTTTGATTTGTTGTTTCGACAAACACTACCTCTTGAGAAAGATTCTCAACTTCATAATATCTATTCCCAGAGGAATCATACACAGACAATATTTGAGATATATTCGATCCACCAACACGAACTTTTTTAAATCTTTCAAAAGCACTGTTATTTAAATCAACGGTTGCGATATTTAATACCCCAGATTGTACTTGGCCATAATTACGAACAGCAAAATAAGTTGTAGCACCCGTTGTGGAGTTAAACCTTGCTGCGACTATATCAGAAGATATATCAGCAAAATCAATATCTTCAGTCAATATAAAATTACCGCCTTCAGAAGTAGTAAATGATGTGCCAGCTTTTAAGACAGGCAGGTATGTTGTATCTGGTGCTGTACCATCGGTATTAGCAGGACATAATATAAATAAAGACACAGTTCCAAACGAAGACGGTGCACCGGCAAACTTGTAGCCAAATGCCCGAGCATGTTTTCTTATATTATCGAATTCCAGTGATGTATCTAAAAAACTCTCATTGACATGATAATCTAAATAATAAGATAAAATGTCTCCTGTATATGCAACGGTATCCAACACTAAAGAGCCAAATGAAGCAGCAGAGAAATCTCTGTACCCATCGGGATAGTATCTCTTTGCATATTCCACTAAATCTTCTTTAATGCTTTCAAAATCTCTGCTTGTATATTTTACAGCAACATTTTTATTTTTTGGCATGTGTAATCCTCTCAACTAAAATAAGTAGTTTTTGTTGGGATTTTAAGGTATGCTTTCGTTAACTTCACCAATAGTTAAGTCAAATGTGCTAGCAGTTCCACTATCATTCACAAAATACTTTATTTTTATACTCATCAGGTTTGTGTTTCCGGAAAAATTAATTTCTAAATCTTGAATTGTTATATATGGAACATAAGTTGATAATTGGGATAATATATTCTCGCGAAGAGGGGGTAAATTACCAGCACCACGCGCGATTGATATATCATTTTCAAACAAATACTTGCTTAAACCAACTCCGAAATTTTCATCCATCATTCTTTCCCCAGGAATGGTTAACAAAGTCATTTTGATATTTTGATCTACGACTTTTGTCAAATCTGATATTCCGTATGTTTCATAATTACCGGTATCTTCATTTATTCTTAATGGAAAACTTGGTGCTATTTTATATGTTGGCATATTAAAAACCTTTTTTCTTAAATAGCTTTCCAAAGTTGTTTTTGCATTCATTCCCATCTTTATCAAATGGTGAATCCGTGACCAATCTTCTCTGAATATCTATTGAGAACTCATACTTAGGAAGGAATTTTAACCCATCTAATATCTTTCTTTGGGCATGCTTGACGATATCCTCGTTATTTTCTTCTTCATTTGGAGGATCTCTGTCATTGTTTTTATAGAAAGATACAAATAGTTTTCTTGCTTCACTTTTTGAGTCATTAAACACTTTCCCAAAGTTGCTCGGAGAAATTGGGTTCTCATCATCTCCGGATGCTCTCTCCGTAGTATCCCCTAATGAAGCCAAGAAGTTATTATAAGAATAAATCATATATATCGATGGAACCTTCTTGATCTGTAATACATTATCAACCAAATGCTTGAAGTTTTTCGTCTTAACTAACTCATCTATATAGCACTTGAGATCTTGATCTAAATTATCATCAGAATTTATCAGATTAATCATCTTTACATCTAAAATATCTTGCTCAAAAGAAGCGACAGGGAAAGAATACTTGGAACTTTGCAAAGTTTTTTGGCCGGAATCTGTTTGAAAAGAAGCAGGACTTTGAACAAAACTTCTATTTGCTTTTGATACTTCATTTTCTATAATTTCTAAGTCGGTTCCCTCTGGTGGTAAATAACAAAGACGAACTCCATATTTTATACCTATACTTCCTTCATATTCTTCACCGTTTTCACTTAAAACAGCATTTCCAAAGTAATCCGATACATTAGCTAAGGCTTGGATATCGGAAGAATTTTGATTTAAAAATACCTTAAATTCTTGTATATTTTGTATACCTTTAATCGGAAAGGGGGATTGAAACCTTGTGGCTTCTTTTGGCTCCACGACAACATACTTTTCCAAGAAAAACCCACCTCTCTTTTTTAAGTCTTCATATCTTTCATCGGATATTTCACTACCATTAAGTGAGTGAACCATATTACGTTTCGCACAATGATTAACATCTCCATATGGAAAGTTTCCGACTCCACCACCAATAGGAACTTCATTATCGTATACACCCGCTTCAATCTGTTTTCCCAGAAGCATATGAGATCCACCAATAAAAAATTTACGAATATCATAAATATATGGTCTTGGTTCAATCTCTTCTCTCATTTTCTTGGTGTATATATCAAGTTCTTCTTTAATCACATACTTTAATAACTTCTTTATATCACCAACAACCGAGTTTAGTGAATAAATTTTCGATGCAAACCTAGCTTGTCCTAATCCAATAAGTGCTATATCAAAAGTGACGCTTTCGAAGAATGATAACAAATCAAAACCCTCACCTTTACCTGATATAATTGCTGCTCCTTCTTTGACTGTCTTGATCTTTCTCTCAACTTCTTCTGTATAAATTTCTACTTCGGAAATAAACCTTCCATCCTCCAACCTGGCTTGTCCGGTGAATATGCCGGCATAGGCTTCTGCTATATTGACGATGTCGTTTGTTTTCATTTTTAAAAGATCATTTGTTGTAATCGCTTCATAATCTTTCTGTACTTGATCGCAAATTTCCAAAATTTCTTCAATCTCTTCATTGCTTTCCATTTGTCCATCACGAACTTTTCGGTGGACGATCTGTACTACTTGTTCTAAGAATAACAAAGCATAAGTATAACCTTCGTATGTAGAGGTAAATATTGCTGTTTCATTTTTGAGATCTTTAAATATTTTCTCCGAGATATAATTTAACATTGTATTATCAAAGTTTCTCTCGACATCTAAATGTACATTTGAAAAAATAGGAAAACTTCTAATCAAGAAATCACTAAGATGTACTCTTATAGTTGCCCTAACAATACCCTCAATAGTCGCCATTGTATCAGAATTTGATATCTTATCAAAAGGTAACTCTGTTGTACACTCTGGTGAATAAGATAACAATTCGTGATTTTGAATCTTTTGTTTATTTTTATTTATTTGTTTGACTATACTGTCTAGCATCATAAAATTAGAGTTC